ATGCCGATTTTGAACAGAGCCGCCGAATTGCAGGACGAAGTCGCCGAATGGCGCCGCCACATTCATGCCCGGCCCGAGTTGCTCTTTGCGGTGGAAAACACGGCCGCCTTCGTCGCCGAAAAACTCAAGGAATTCGGTGTCGACGAGATCGTCACCGGCATCGGCCGCACTGGCGTCGTCGGGCTGATCAAAGGCAAGGGCGAAGGCCGCCGCACCATCGGCCTGCGCGCCGACATGGACGCCCTGCCGCTGACCGAGATCACGGGAAAACCCTGGGCCTCGAAGACGCCGGGCAAGATGCATGCCTGCGGCCATGACGGCCATACCGCCATGCTGCTCGGCGCCGCGAAATATCTGGCCGAGACCCGCAATTTCAACGGCAATGTCGCCGTCATCTTCCAGCCCGCCGAAGAAGGCGGCGGCGGCGGCAACCTGATGGTCAAGGACGGCATGATGGAGCGCTTCGGGATCGAAGAGGTCTACGGCATGCACAATCTGCCGGGCCTGCCCGTCGGCCAGTTCGCCACCCGCAAGGGCGCGATCATGGCGGCGACCGACGAATTCACCGTCACCATCAAGGGCCGCGGCGGCCACGCCGCCCAGCCGCACCGGACGATCGATCCGATCGCCATCGGCGCGCAGATCGTCACCAACCTGCAGATGATTGCTTCGCGCACCGCCGATCCGATCAGCTCGGTCGTCGTCTCGGTCACCAAATTCAATGCCGGTTTTGCCCATAACGTCATCCCGAACGATGCGACGTTCGCCGGGACGGTGCGCACCCTCGATCCGGACGTGCGCACGCTCGCCGAGACGCGCTTCCGGCAGATCGTCGAGGGCGTGGTTGCTGCCCACGGCGCTGAAGCCGAGATCAGCTTCAACCGTAACTACCCCGTCACCATCAATCATCCTGATGAGACCGAGCATGCGGTTGCCACCGCCGGTGCCATAGCCGGCGAGGGCAACGTCAATGCCGAAATCGATCCGATGATGGGCGGCGAGGATTTTTCCTACATGCTGAACGCCCGTCCCGGCGCCTTCATCTTCATCGGCAACGGCGACAGCGCCGGCCTGCACAACCCGGCCTACGACTTCAACGACGAAGCCATCGCCCACGGCATCTCCTATTGGGTCCGCCTCGCCGAACAACGCCTGGGTCTTTGACAAGAATTAAGGCTTGGCTTCACGCCAAGCCTTTTGTATGCATGGCGTGCAAGTGGTCCCGTAGCTCAGCAGGATAGAGCACCAGATTCCTAATCTGGGGGTCGCGCGTTCGAATCGCGCCGGGATCACCAATAAATTCAATTACTTCAGTTCGGGAACATCGTCGTAACATGTTGCAATCATGTTGCAGCTACTTCCCTTCATTTCCAAGGATTTCAACTGGACAGCGGCGAATCCATGCGACATGTCGTGCAACATGTTGCGTCGCGGAGTGGCGCTGTCAGTCAGGAGCCCTTGTGTGGCGTTGGCTGGCGGATGGTTTAAAGGATAGGACAAGGTGGTTTCGACTGACGTGTGGCACGTTGAGCATCGTGAAGAAGTGTTGATCCTCTATGGAAAGGTGTCGGTGCGGTGGGCCGCCCTCGATCTTCTCCTTGTTCAAATCCTCAGCACCGCGCTGAACAATCCGTCGGCTGCCCGGGACTTAATCTTCAACGGTGCTAGCTTCGGCAAAAATCGTTTGGAAACGTTCAATCGAGCCATTGGGACCTCTCGCTTCACCCAAGCGGAGCGAGAGGCACTGCTGGCTCTGACCAAGAAAGCAGCCGATCTTCTCGGCGCCCGAAATGACATCGTGCACTCACCCCTCGTGGTAAACCTTTCTCTAGAAGGGAATTCTATCGTTCCGAAGTTGACTCGCATTAGCAGGCAAGGGAAAGAGACGGAACTTTCGATCAAGAAAATTAAGGGGCACGTTGCCGCCATCGGAAGAGTTCTCAGCGACCTGGAAGACATGGCTCAGGAGCTAGATCTACAGTGCGACCCGATTGATCCTGACGACCGGTAGGCGGTTAAGTCCGGGCCTCGGGTGGTCAGAGAAATCAAGCTGCCTGCTTCGATACTTGGCGGCGCTTTTTGCACTTCCTGAACCAAGTAATCCCGAGAGCCCTCCAAAATGGCACTTTGTGAGTAGCGGCAAAGAGCTTCGCTTCATCCTCAGCCGTGAATAGCAAGTCGACGATGGCGTCGGTTAAGTCTTCTGGCGTGATCTTGTCGCAGTATTCCTCATCTGTAAGGAGCAGCTCTACGGCCTTGATCTGCGGAGCAGTGAGCGGGCCGCGCTCCGCATTCGCCAACACCTCCAATATTTCACGGGCCAACTTCGGACCGCGCCGGCTGATCATGGCTTCAATCTGCTTGATCGCGATCGTCTGGCGAGTGCCAGTTCCAGTATAGGCGTTAGTGGTTTTCAGCACCTTGATGCCTGCCCGGCTACATACCAGCTCCAAGGTCTGAGCGTCTTCGTCGGCCGCCGCCAGCGCGGCCTGGTGCAATTGCAGCGTCGTCACGCCGAGACGCTCGATGTTCTGACCGATGAACGCCTTCGCCTGGGCAATCGTGCTGTCTGCCTCGACAATCATCACCGGGATCTTGTCGATGTGCGGATTAGACGCCGCCGCAATCGCGGTGTGTTGTCCGTCCAGCACCTTCAGGATGGTCTTGCCATCATGCTCCGCATAAGCGCAGATCGGCGGCTTGTATTTCGCCCAGTCAAAGCCTTCGATGATTCGTCTTATCTGACGGGAGCCCTTCTCACTGATGTTCCGCTGATATGCAGGATCTACATAGAGGTCAGTCGGTGTGACTAGTTCGAAAATGGGCATCCCCGTGGGCGGAGCTTGCGGCTCCAAGCCGGCGATACCTATAGGCGCTATAGGACGGATGTTTTCCTGCATTTCTATTCCTCGCTTTCGTCTCTTGCGAGCGTTAGAGAGGATCAGCGGGAAGGAAATCTGCTGCCGCGCGGCATCGTTTCAATACGACTAACGTCCACAGGTCCCAGCCTCATTTTGAAGCAAAATGTGGATAACCAGGGTAGCCTTGACTATTAACAATTACTCGCAGAACGTGCCGTTCATGTAGAGGGGGCGCAACATGAGTAATGACGTTGTTATCAGCTCAGGGAAGACGGTTCGGGTGGGTGACTTTGACTGCGAGGTTCGGGACGCGGACGCGAGCATAGCCTACGTGGACTGCTTCACTGAACACCGCCTCAATAACAGCACGGTTTGCCTCTCTCTGGGCGCGCTCCATCGCGATGCGTTGAATGATCCCGTCATCGATGTTTCTACTCGCCTTCGAATGGATCTTGGATTTGCGCAGATCCTGCATGGGGTTCTTGGAGAGCTAATATCCTCGGCGCTGAAGCCCGTCGACCAGAAGCCGAATTGACCCTGATGACGTCATCCGACACAGCCACAGATCTTGAGGATGCCGCCGATCGGATCGCGGACATTTCCCGGGCTGATCTGCAAATCATGCTCCGCCGGGCGGCCCTACGGCTGCGCAACGCCAGCGGCATCTCGATGGGCGAGGATGTTGAGGAGGCGTTGCGCGACCTGGCCGGCGAGTTCGGCATGACGCGCAACGACACGATCAGGTTTATCGTGCGGGAGTGGATGGAGAAGAACACCTATTTGCCGGTGCACCAATTGGACGAGGATGGTGATGTGGACGGCAATGCTTGATCGAGCTGTGCGGGTGTGAGGGGACACAAATGGCGTGGGTCGTCGGAATCGGAATTTTTTTATTCCTCCTATTTGCATTTCCGAGACAGATCGTTGGACTAATAGCGATTTTGGCAGCAGTCATCTTTGGACTTTGGGCCTACTCGTCACTTAACGAGAATGCCCGTAAAGCCTCACTGAGGTCGCTTTTTGTCACCGTCAGTGCGACATGCAATCGGTCAGACTACCCGTTGTACGTAACGCTCACGAATGGCACCGGTAAGACCGTAACGAGCACGTCATTTAAGGTGAGCGGATATAAGCCCGGATATAGCAGCTCTGTTGCCAGCGAATGGTTGACCACCGACAAAATCATGAAGCCAGGAGAGGTCTATACAGCCTGCTGGAGAGTGAACGGATATGGAAAAGAAATCGACTATAGCGGCCTTGAATGGAGGGCGGAGGTTACCTCACTGGATTTCGGGTAACCGTCGGCCGCGCACGCCGTCGAGGACCGCGATCAAAGAAGCGCTCACATAGGCAGGTGCGAGCAGGCACGAGAATTCATGGAAGAACTGCTCGAAATGATGCGAAGCATGCCCAAAGGCCAACCAAGCGACAGTGAACGGTGCCCGACACAATGATTGGCGGAGAAATATGGCGATGGGGCATGGGTGTTTTCCCAGTGTGAAGCTTTTTAGGCAGGAAGGCTAATAGCAAAGTGTCTAAAAGCGTCACGGTTTCGATGAGGGTATTGACGGTGCGATAACCAATTTCGCGTTTTGCTTGAACTTAAGCTCTGACTTAAGAAAAAGTATGTGTAATCACGACCTCGATGCAGTAAAACCATAACGCGAATCATCTTAGGAGGGATTACATGTCAAAGGTTGTTGTTGTTGCTTTCATCCTCTTAGCATCTCTGACCACACAGTCTTTTGCGGGTAGCTGCGATCATTCGTGGCAGCGTGCGAAAGATGGTTCTAGCTGTGGAGGTCGTGCTTCCGACCAGCGGGACGGCGGAAACTAGGTCCAGAAATTCGTTTGGCACGTAGTGAAAGGCTCGCTTAGGTGGGCCTTTTTTTTGATTAAGCGCGGCAGGATCAAAGGTCCGTGCATTGCCATCCGGACGCCCGTCAATCAAACGCTAACCAGATTCACCTGGGATAGGCGCATTTAGGTTGTTTTCTGATACTGTCATCTCGTTGAAATAGTAGATCGGAAACCCGATGTCTTCGCCTGCTCCTATCACGGTTCATAGCTGGCTTCCTGGCACTGCGAACAAGAAGTTCATCTCACTGCAAGCAGCTATTGAATACGCTGGGGAGCACATCGACGAACTTCCGGCGACCGAGATCCTCATTCGCACTGGCAACCATCGTTACGCAATTCTCGGGGGCAATCAACTTGCTTCTTTGATTACACGGGTCTGCTCTTCTCACTGAGCCGGTGACACGCCAAATGATGGGTGCAGCTAAACCCAGCTACGCCTCGAGTGATCGCAATAATGGAAAGGCCGCTTGCATAGCGGCCTTCTCTTCTTCAAGCATTGCGAGGCATCGTTCAGCCTGCAGACTTAATACTCGTGTTGCAGAGGCTCCAATAGCCGCCGCCCTTCTGGATCCACTTCAGATCTCCAAGAGTGCCGGCGTCCTTGGCGGCATGGTAGGCGTCGACGCAAGTGTGCAGCCGGCCCTTTGCGGGTGTCTCGCTCGAGTATTTCTTGTCGATGGCTTTCGGGAATTTGACGCTTTTCGGCGCTGCGGTCGTCGGCTTTGCAGGCTCTTTGTCGGTGGTCTTTGCGACGTCCGCCTCGTCTTCCTTATCGGCGGCAGCAGCGTCCGCGCCACAGAATTTGGCGCGGAAATCGTTCCACTTCATGTCTTTGGCGGAGCCGTCAGCTTTTGCCGCCTGATATTTTGTGCTGCATTCCTTCATCGTCAGCGCGTGCGCCGGCGACGATATGACGAAAGCGGCAAGCAACGAGCCGGCAGCGGAGAGAAGCAATTTGTGCGACATGTGATTGGCCTCGGTCGATGATGTTGACGTTTCAGTCTTCTCTTCCGCCTTCCCTATTATTTCGATGACGGAAGGGTACTATTGGGACTCTTGCTCAATGAACCTCCGATGAACAGTCGTGCTGGCAAATCATCGCAGCCACCACCCGCTTTACTCTCAAGAAGAGCTATTGATCAGCTTTGAGGAAACCTAAGCTACAAAAGTAATATTAATTGCAAAAAGAGGTTGGTTAGTTCACAATTACCATGACCCGTGAAAACGCGGGACAACAAACCACCCCCTCCACTAATCCCTGCTCACGCGGGGTTCTTTCTCTCAGTATGGCGCTGGAATCACTCACATTGAAGGTACAGCAGTGTTCTTTAAGACTTTGGAACCGCTGCCACTCTGTTCGAGACCGTACGCGGAACCTTACCACTACAGCTTTGTTTTATTGCAGGGTCGCAACGGCGTTCCTTCCTCTGCGATCTAAGTTAGCCAGAAACTGCCCCGCCTCGGCGGGGCTTTTTTCACGAGCTTACCGGCTCGTCGCCCGCAACGCCGAACACGGCGATGATGAAGGAGCGCCGGCGCTCCTATTAGGCACCGGACTAAAGTCTCTTTCACGTCGCCCGCAACAACGCTATCTTGCTCCGCTGCTGCCCTATTGCGCGCTAAACGGTGGTGCCCTGATGGACTGTGCGAAGAGTTTACCGTCTTCTCTCTGCAGCGTCTGGGTACATGGCAACAACCTAGAGATCTTGTATGGCTTCTTGTTCAGCTGAAGATCACGGGGAAACAGGCCACCTGAGCGCGCCACTAGTGTCGGTGGTGGTCCCCGCTTTCAACGCTTCACCATACATTGAACGTACACTTCGATCCGCAGCCCAACAGACATATGCGAATCTCGAGATCATCGTTGTCAATGATGGCTCTACGGACGATACGGCGACATTGGTCGAGAAAATGGCCGCGGTGGATCCTCGAATTAGCCTCCTGTCCACGTCAAATCGAGGCGTCGCGGCGGCGAGAAATACCGGCATCGAAGCATCATCAGGCCCATATGTGGCGTTTCTCGACGCGGACGATCTCTGGCACCCGACGAAAATCGAGAAGCAGGTAAATGCGCTCCACAGGTTATCCCAGGAGTGGGCCGCTGTTTATGTGTTGCACCATATAATCAATCGAGACGATGAGATCGTTTGCTCCTACGGCTCCCATGTTGCGAGAGGGTATATCTACGCCCGGCATCTCACCTTCAAATACGTTGGCAATGGAAGCGCGCTTCTTGTTCGTCGGGGTGTTGCCATTGAGATTGGCGGGTTTGATAGCTCTTATGCGGCTGCAGGAATTGGCGGCTGCGAAGACCTCGATTTCGAACTTAGGCTGGCCGCGCGCTATCTTGTCGAAGTCATCCCGGAACGCCTGGTTGGCTACCGTCAGTATCCTGGCAACATGTCATCAAATCACCTGCAGATGGGTAAGGGCGCCCTGGAAGTTGTCAGGCGTTCGCTCGCCGCAAATCCTCATCTGCCCCACTACGCTGCCCGAAGTGCGATGAACGCCACTCGGAAATATGCCTACTGGCAGTTCCGCCGAGCCAAGTGTTCATCATTGTCGGTCATGCTTCTTTGGTCGATGTTACGAACCGAACCCTTTTTCGTAGTTCAGCGTATCCTCAAAAAGGGGCTGCGCTGGCTACAACAGGAGTCTGGCTCCGCGACGATAACGGGAAGCGATCAATATTCAGATCCACCGGTTAGGTCGAAATTCGACCTGCAGATCATTCCGCAGGTTGAGCCCCCTGACGAGAGCCGGCGATCAAGACGCAACCTGGTTCGGCTGGCAGCGGTGGATGCCAAGCTGAATTTATTTCCCGAGCTTTGAGCAAAAGGGTTGCTAGGCTGCGGGGGGACGACGGGCAATGCCTTGTTTTGGTCGATATTGATTGAGATTCATTGACGCCACTTATCGAACGTCGATCCCATACGAGACTAGCGCATGTGTCGTCGCGTCTACATAAGTCAGTCTTTTGACGAACTCGCGGAAAGTTTCAGCTTTGCTGAGCGGGATAAGGTCGATGACCTCGGTGATCGCCTCCCTCGTTACAATGGCGCTCCGGCCGAAGTTTACCACATCATCATGCAAGATGGATCGAGCCCAGCTTTCGCTATCGCCCGCTGGGGCTTCATGCCGACGTGGATGGACCCACGCCGACAAGCGCCGGCAATCGTACGCGCCGACACGATAGCCACTCATCACATGTTCCGGGAAGCTTACCGGTCGCACCGCTGTCTGGTACCGGTCAGTGGCTTTATTGACTGGAGCGAGAGCAACCAGCCGCACGCTGTCGCTTTGAAGGACCGGTCGACTTTCGCCCTAGCAGGCATTTGGGAAGTTTGGCGCCATCCGGTCGGCATCGACATCCGCACATTTGCCGTCGCAACCTGTGCACCGAACGAAATGATCTCGACAATCCACAATCGCATGCCGGTTTTGCTTCGTCCCGAGGATTATGAGCGCTGGCTGTCTGCAGACCCAGACCCGCGTGACCTGATGAAGCCGTTCGATACCGAAAAGATGACGATGTGGCCGGTCGCGCGCCGCGTAGGCAGTAGCAGAAACGGTGGGCCTGAGGTCTTAGCTCAAGTTGATGTCAACCCAAAACAAGTTGCGCAGCGCCAGTCATCAGGGAGGTTCTGACTGGAGTTCAGCAACATCGCTAGAACCTCCCTGATGTTCCTTTTTAACAAGGATGAAACGAACTTAAGTCGAAGCGCGCCCACGGAAAGGGGGACCTAGGTCTGACTGGCCTCCGCTCGGCGCGCTGCTCATATAAGGGGTGATGCAAGGTCATCCGTTGAGGGCGGAACAGTAGGAGGCTATTATGAGGTTCGGTCCCAACTATCATGAAGAGCGCTGTCCGCAAGGTCACAGTTCGGCGGCAACCATTGCGACGATCCAAGCAGCACTTGCGGCTGATCCAGACATTGACAGCAGTGCTGTTGAAATCAGGATGCTCGGTCCTGTCGTGCTGCTCGAAGGATATATTACAAAGGCCGCAGACCGAGAGAAAGCCATCTCGCTGGCTGCGATGATCGTGGGCTCGGAGAACGTCCAGGATCGAATGCTGAGCCGCTTTCCCCCACAGTGAGCGGACAAGCAGTAAGGTTCTGTGCCTTTTCTTGACGCGGCGTTAAGAGGGAAAGCAATTGGCGGGCGGCCATCCACCTGCAGCGTCTGCAGCTTTGAGATCGGTAAATACTATCGGTAGTTGAATTTAATAAGTTTAGGTGAATTGATCATTTTTAGAAGTATGTCATCCTTCTTTATGCCGCGTCCCCCTCGGTTCGCGGTGCCGATGTACGCTAAAACTCAATTGCCCTGCCCCTCTGGCGGGGCTTTTTTCTCCTCCGTCAGGCGATCTTCAACCAGTGCCGGACCCAAGCCACAGCGCCATCGCTCATCCAAGTGATGGTTGCGCCAGCCGTCAACCCGGCAATGGCGATGAGACCTGATATCCCGACACCCAATGTTTTAATGCGGCGCCAATCGTCCAACGCCGGCTGCGTCGCGGCGTGGTTCTTCTCGACGGTATCCTTGAGGGTCTTGATCTCTTCGCGCAAGGTAGCATCCACGGCGCCGCTGATCACCATTGTCGTATCGAGGTGCGAGATCTGCTTGCCCTGGTCATCTAGCCGGCGGTGGATCACCGATCGGCTTTCATGGGCGTTCTGCTTCTCGTCGCTCATCTCCTCTCGCAAGAGAGAAACATTTTCCTCTATTCCCGTCAGCCTGCCTTCAACACGCCCGAGGGCACGAAGTATGTCGTCATTGGATGTCATGCTGCCTCTAAACCACCGGGTAAAGTTTTGATTTCTGAGCTTGCGGCCAGCGCGCGAGAGCATCCATGATGCCGTAGAGCGCCAAATGAGTTCCGTCTTCCGTCGCCCGGCCGAAGATTGCAGCGCCGTCCGGCAACGTCATGCTACCTTGCAAGACGAGGTCGTAGAGGCCACTGCCGTCTGGCGTACACGTGAGGACGATCTGAGTGGTGTAGGTGGTGCCTGGGACCGTCTCAAAATTGACCCTGGCGCCGGCAAGGATAGGCTGGGTTGCCTTTGCCGCCGTCGAGCTCGTCGTCGCGCCGGAGACGTTTCCGATCGGGAAGCTTTCGGCACCTTTGAACTTCCCGTGGTTGGCGGGGTCCATCGTGAAGGCATAAGCGTCAATATAGTCGGAGTAGCGGCCGCCGCCACCCGTGCGCAAAGCAGCATTGATGGTGTCCAGGTTGGTGCTCCACGGTGCCCCGATTGTCTGGCCCGCTACTGTCTGAAAATTGAGGCTCGTTCCAACGCTGGTGCGGCCTGGCATCGGAACGGCGAGCATCTTCGTGCCGGGATACCGGCCAAGGAACCGCGTCGACGTCAGATTGTAAATCGCGTTTTGCCAGGTCGAGAGGGTGGTGTTGTTGTCGTTCGTGCCGCTTTCCGCGGCAGCTATTCCGGTCCAGCAGTTCTTTCCGCCATTGAGCGTCTTCACCTCGTCGATGATGGCCCAGCGCCGCGTCGCGATTGTCGAGCCGGAGCCTGTCAGTTCGTTCTGAGCTTTGGTGCCGGGAACGCCCATGAATAGACCAACGAGCCGGCCCTGCTTTGGGTCTGGCTCATCCAGCCACCGGCGCCACAGACCCAGGTTCCTGCGAGTATCCGCGGACGCGGCAATTTCCTGCCGCTCCACAAGGCTGTCCGAAAGAACGAGCGGCACCGGGCTGCCGTCCCACCCGAGCCCGACCATCAAGTCAGGCCCATAAAGCAGCAGCTGCGAATTACTGGCGTTACCCACCGTATTGTAGAACTGGTCGAGCGCCGCTGTGTTCGCGGCGTCAGCGTCCATCAGCGCCTGCAGCGCCGTCCAGTCCGCCGCACCCCACATTTTCTCGTTTCGGTGTTTCTGGATGCGGTAATTGCCGATGTAAGATTGCCCTTCGGCGATCAGCAGCTTGGGGCGCAGATAGAAGATTGAATTCTTCGGAAGGGTGATGTTCGCGGTTGCCCAGGTGCCTTGACTCTGCGCAGGCATATTGAAGCTCGCCGAGCCGCTAAAGTCGAACGGAACCCAGTTGGTGCGATCGGTGGAGATATCACAGCCGACATCGAATGCCGCGGTCGGATAGACAGTTTCCTGCGGGGAGTTGCTGCCCTCGGTGCATGCCCAGCCCGAGAAGTGGAACCGCGGCGACGTCACGTCCCATGCTCCGGTCGCGAAGGCCAGGATACCGCCAACAGCGCCGAGTCCCACTCCGGCAACGATCGAGAAGGCCGCCGGCCAGCGCCATCCCATGGAAAAGGGCATATATCTCGTCGGGTCGGGCACCCATTCGGGATGGCTCTCATCCACGCCGAAGGCAGTATTGGTTAGGGACAGGGGAAGTCCGATTATCATGGATTAGATCCGTATTTCGAAGTGAGGTCGTCGTAGAAGCGAACCGTGCGCCCTTGGCGGGCATTGGCGCGGTCGAGCGCCTGGCGCTCGCGGGCGAGGATTGCAATCAGCGGCTCGCCCTCAAGGACAGGTGCATGCGCTTCCTGCCTTCTCAAATCGTCGGGCAGCGGCGGCAGCACGAGGCCGGCCGCCGCCCTCCCCTCGGCAACCGCCGCCTGGTTCAGGCGCTCAGTGGCGGAGCAGCCACTGACGATCATCAGCAGTGACAGCGCAAGCGCGGTTCTTTTGCGAAAGCTCGAGTTCATAGGATCGGATCTCGTTTTCGAGGGTGGTTTGTGCGGCCTGCTCCGAAGCCTGTGCGGCCTCAAGGCGCTTGCGGTGTTCTTCCGTCGCCTGGGCGGCTGCGTTGCGCTGACGCTCCATCTCCTCCGCGCGGGCTTCCGCCGCGGTCTTCTCGGCTACGAGGACATAGCCGGCGCGGGCTTCCCGGGCTGCGGAGGGGTAGCCAACGGCCACGGCGTAGAGGTGATAGAGGGCCAGCCCTGCGAGGATGCCGGCGCCGAGCTTTAGAGCGTCGAGGATGCCAAACATCAGATGCCCTCAAGGCAGAACTGGCGTTCCTTCTGCCGGCGCCGGGTTAGGCCCGGGAAAACGATGCCTGCGGCGCGATTCCATTTGAGGAGCGCTTCGCATCCCTCGGCGGTCTTGCCCTGATTGATCAGCTTGATGGCGCTGGAGCCGCACGCGCCCTTGACGCCGACGTTATAGGCGAACGAGGTCAGGGCAACGAAGCGCGAATCTGGCAGCGGAACCGTGACGCACTGCTCGATGCCCTCGGCGTACTTCTGCAACTCCAGCGCCAGCAGCGCCTTGCACTGCGAGACTATCTTATAATCTCCCGGCTTCACGCCGTTGGTGCTGCCGTAGCAGATCGTCCACGGCTGGCCTTGTGTGGCCGGATCGGGATAGGCGTTCTGCCTCAGCCCCTCGAAGCCGCCGACGAGCGCGACAGCAGCCGCGGCAACCGCGCTGCCCTTCTTCATTCTATTTGCCATCGGAAAGCCTCTGATCGATTACCCGGGCCGGGATGGAGAGAAGGAGGATCACGATCGACAGCCACGGCGGGATGTAGCCATCAAGATACGGGACGATGTACGGGGCCAGTTCGAAGGCCCCTGCGAAGTAGACGCACCAAAGCGACAGGGAGCGCGCGAGAACGCGCCGCCAGTTACGGACGAGCATGGATGTCTCCAGATTGTGGAAGAGGTCAGCCCCGTTGAGGCTTCAGTTGAAACATGAAGGGGTAGTAATTGCCGCCGCGCTTGATCGTGTTCCAGCCGATCCAGCACTTGATTTCGAAGCCGAACGCCAGCGGGATATCGCGCTTTATGGTGAATGCCGAGGCGATGTCAGCAACGCCGAGCAATTCCGATTGCCAGCCGTTGCATGGATTCCGCCATGTCCAGCGGGTTCGCTGCCACCAGAGTTTGAAGCCCTTGGCGGCAGGATCGAACCCGGCAACCTTCTGCGGGATGTACCCGTCCAGATCGGCGTTCAGGGTTGAGAACCAGCGCCATCTCCCCGGAAGAACTGGGCCGTGCTTCATTGACCATGCGGCCAGGAATGGCGAGAGCAGATAGGCCAACCCGACGAGGATCAAGTTGATCGGGAGGTAGAGGATGTAGCGGAGGATCACAGTTGCGCCGCCGCCAAGAAGAACCCGTCGATCTGCTGTGTCGTGAAACCCATGGCCTGAAATCCGGCCGTCATCATCGGGCTGTCCTTCACGAACGTGCCGCTGTATTCGAAAGCGTCTTGCGTTTCGCCGTCCTGCTGCGCCACCCAGGCTTTGACTTGGTCGAGAAGGCCGGAACGCCGCAGCATCAGCCTGAACTGGCGCGCCGAGACCGAGGTCACTTTGGGGGAAGCGTTCAGAAAGGTAGAGAGGGCGGGATCGTGGTCGCTCAGGAATTCGTCTGCCCTACCCTCTTGAAGCTGCTCGAACACGCCATCGATGGCGCCATCATCAGTTCGTGAAACAAAAGGCATTATGCGCTCCTCCCGCACGGGAAATGGAAGCCATCGGTCCAAACCCAGATGTTCCCCGAGGCGCCGGAGACTTGCCGGACTTGCCTGCTGGTGTTCGTCCAAATGTCGCCAGAACCGATGGCGTAGTTGCTTGCGACCTGGATGGCACCCGCATTGCCGCCATCATTGCCGATGCCTGCGGTGAGTGTCCCTTGGGCTGGGTCATGGATCAGCGCAGCGTTTGTTGTTGCGCTTGATGTGAACTGGATCCGCAACTTTGCTTTGACCTTCAAACCGTTCGGAACGGTCAGTGCAAGCAGAGCAGAAGCAGGAGAAACGGCAGCGTTGACGGCATCTTTCACGGGCGTCACGAACGTGTACTCGTCCCTCGGGTACATCACGAACTGACGAATGAGCGAGCTGGCATCCGTCAGCACCACACCGATGCATTTGACGACGGTGTAGCCGGTGAGCAGCGTAGTGGTAACACCGCCGATCGTTGCTGAGGTGGACAAGACCACGTCGAAGGAGGCATCCGAGTCCTTCCGCAGCGCATAGGCGTAATAGGTGGCGTTGGCCGCCACAGAGCCAGCGTCGAGGCCACCGTTTCCTGTTCCGACCGCCCATGTACCGGTGACGCGCTTCGTCATGGGGCTGGCACTGGAGACGAAGCTGGAACCAGAGCGGACCGAGCCAGCAGCGAAATCAACGTGCGTTGTCGGATTGCCCGAGTTGTTTGAAAGCAGCATGCCGTCGATAAAGCTTCCGACTGCAGAGCTTTCCGCCTTCGCCAGAAGCCTCGTCAAAACCTTGTTGGTGAAGAATGCCGAGCCGGTGCAGATGATGAAGGCGGAGTAGCCGTTCGGAACGACGAGCGTAGCCGCGCCGTCGATCGTCTCGGCACCGTTGGGATCGATGGTCACGTCTCCGCCGCCCGCGACAACGCAATAGTGCCAGTTCGCGCCGAGCGTCGCGGCGGCGGTCAGCGTGACCGTTGCCGTCGCTGTAAAGCGGTGAACTGCGTTGTCATCCGCCGCGAGCGCCGTGTAATCGCCAGATTTGGCCGCGTAGACCATATCGCTGTCGAAGGCGATATCGACGCCGTTTTGGGTGAAGCCGAGAAGGCCGCCGCCCTTTAGGTAAATGCCTGTTTGCGGCGTCGAGGAGAACCCGAGGCCCGGCGCAGAAACCGTGCCGCTTGCCAGCTTGAGCGGAGATCCCATCGGTGCCGAACCATCCCGCGGCAGCGAGTTGGTGATTTCGTTGCCGAGATCGGTCGTCAGTGCGTTCCACGGCACCGGGTCGATGACCTGGCCGACAGAGGGTGTCGTTCCGGCGGGTTTCGAATAGACGCCGGTGGATGGGTTTCTGGGCATTCACCTTCTCCAGAAAAGAGAAGGCCCCGCGAATTGCGAGGCCTCGACGGTTGTAGTATTGGTTGCGCCATGCTGAGAGTTCTGCAAATCACCTGCATCGCCCTTACCACCGCGGTCCTCTATGGGATCAACTGGGCGGTCGACGGCATCGGAAACGCGCTTGGTGGGTCGTTCGATGCGGGATTTGTACTGGGCATCTGTTTTGCTGCCCTACTTTATCTCGCTATTTGCTGGGTCGACCCCTCATCGCGTCCGCGCGGATCCGGCATTCAAAAGCAGCGCTTTGACAACCGGATCGACTAACGCGGGCGTCGTTCCCATCCCCTGAGCTCTGATCAGCCCTTCGACCAGCTTTTCACGCTGCTCCCCAATAAGAGCGCGGGCCAGGCTTTCACGCGTTGCATTCCCGGTCTCGCTCGACATGAGCGCTTTGACGATGTTGTCGACCTTGTCGACAGCGGCCGATCGAGCTGCGCCGAGGAAGCCGCCGGCCTTGAATGCTTCCTTCACGCCGAAGGTCGCTTGTCCAGCGCCACCAAGCTCGTTCTGTGCCGCAAGTCGCGCGGCGCTTTCGCTGTTTTTGGTTACGGTGTTGGCGGTGTCGGCCCAGATGCGCTCATTTTCGAGCACTTTGAACAGTCGATCCGCTTTCTCCGGCCCGAACAAAGTAGCGAGTCGCGCGCGGTTCCAATCGCCCTCTCCCTTGATCAGCTTGTTCATGGCCGCGATGTCGTTCGAATTCGTGCCTACGATGCGGTCAATCTCCGCTCTGGCACCTTGAGACAGCCGTAGCGGCACCGCTGAAGGCCCGATCTGCATCCCCCGCGGCTGAACGCCCTGCTCAACCTCTGCAGCAAGTTCCGATGGCCTGGGCGCAGTCCGGCCGCTATCCAAAACCTGCTGACCGCGTGTCAACGCCTCGTCCTGACGAGCAAGTTCGGCGTATCCAGCATCAATCTCCTTGATGCGCGGGACGGCGCGCGTGAGGCCGTCGTCGAGCATCTGGCGAGCTTCGGTCAATGCCGAGATCACCTTCGGGTCAACTTCTGTCTTCAAGAGGCCGTCAATCGCTTGGCGGGTCTGGAACATGACGCCAGGATCGGTAGACAGAACATTGGAGTCCGCGACGTTCAGCATGTCGCGCACCTGGCGAAGGCGGGCCTGAGCAGGCCCGCGAAGCCGGCTGATGTCAGCCTCGAGCGCGGAAGCAATCGGTTCGGTGTTGTACGGCCTGGCCTCGCGGAATACTTCGCGATAGAGTGGCGAATGGGCATTCTGGTTTGCGGTAATATCTGCCCGCACCTCAGACGGTACGACGTTTCGACCGGTCGTTTCGTCGATGACTTGACCAATTCTGGCGTTGGCGCCCGCGGCACGATCGGCGAGCGCACTCCGAATGGTCGTCTGCGCCGGCCCGGGCGTTGCCGCAAGCGCACCGGCCTGCTTCTGAAGGTTCGGGCCCAGGTCCGCCGGAATAGCCCTAGAACCCATCTCATCCAATCGCTGAGGGAGCGTCACCGCGTCCAGGCCGTCGTCGGTCACTGCACGCCGGAAATACCCGAACGCTTGAGGATCCATGGAAGCGATTCGCGCTGCGGCCCTAGTGCGGAGTGCGTCGACAAGCCATCGGGCAGTGCCTCCAATGACCTTGCCTGCCACGGGACCGCCTAAGCCAAACAGGCCGCCCAGCTTCGCCCCTCGCCACACTTCATCCGGATTGCCATCACTTCTGACGGCAGCGTCGACGCCACCAATTGTCGCGCCAGTCGCCCCAGAGATACCCGATCGCACGAGCAAGCTCCCGCCACCCGCTCCAAATGCGGCCGGGGCAGCCATGACCATCGGGATAGTCCCGGCAACGGCCCCGGTTATCTGGGCTCTTTTGTCGACTTTCGGGTTCGCTGTTTTTTCGCCCTCGTTCGCTGCATGGATGCGATCCATGACCTGATCGTAGCTCTCGTCGGAGAATGCCGCGAGCGTCGCCGCTGCAGCTCTTTCCGTAGCGCCGCGGATGATCGGCCCGGCGATCGGAATACCTTCGATGAGACCGCCGACACCTGTCCTAGAGACGGAAAGGGCATCGTCGGCCGGCAGTCCATACCGATCAACCGCCGGCTTCTTCTGACCCCGCTCGGCCTCGCGCTTGGCTGCTAGATCAGCATAGATGCGCGCTCGCAGCTCTTCGCCGGTCTGAGGAGCGGCAGGATCTGCCACAACGAATCCCGGCGGTGGCGGCGGCACGTTAGAACCGACTCCGCCTTCCATAACGAAGCCAGGAGGCAAAGGCGGGACGCTGCCCTGTACGATGATGTCTTTGAGCGTTTTGTCAGCCATTTACTTCACCGGAACCCATTGTGTGCCGTCGAATTCGATCACTTCGCCAGTCTGGGGATTTGTGGCGCGGGGGCGAGGCGTCCCTTGTGGCTGTGGTGCTGTAGCCTGGGCAGGCGCTTGAGCCGGTGGTGGCGTGGTTCTGGCCAGTGGTGCCGTCTGGACGAGATCCGGCACCCCCGCAATATCTCCAAGTATCGGTAGGATATCGGCCTCGTTCATGCCGCGCCGGCCGATGATGCCGCGATATTGCGAAATGTCGTTATCCAGCGCTCCGCGATAGGCCATCATTCGGCTGTGCGCTTCGCCAAGGATCGCCTTTCTGGTCTCCGGCTCAAGCCGTGAACCGCCTGTAACGCTGTCATAGGCACCTTTTAGCCAGTCCGGCCATGACGAGGTGTTCTGCACCATCGTCATTTCGCCTTCGCGGACGACTGAGTTCGGGTCCATGATCTTGCCGAGGCCGTAAATCAGGTTCAGGTCGGATGCCTTCGAGTCCGTCTTCGCCGTGTCGATCATCGACGAGTAAGACGGAAGCGCCTGCTGATAGGACTTATAGGTCGGCAGGCCCTGAATTTCCTTGCGCAGATTGGTGACGTCCTCAGGCTTGTAGCCCGCGCCCTGGAATATCTGCTCTTTCGTCTGCGGATTGACGAGAGTTTCGCCCGGTTGAACGATCACCGGCTTGTTCTTCTCCAAATCGAGTTTGTTGCGCTCAAGATCGGCATTCGCCTGTTCAGCGGCTGTCATCGTGTTGCGGTTTGCCTGATCCTGCGCCAGCTTCTGCCTATCAAAATCGATGCGCGCTTGATCAGCCGCCGTCATCGTGCCCCGATTGGCCTGCTCCTGGCGGAACTTCTCCCGATCGAAATCAAGCTTCGCCTGATCGGCCTGCGACATTTCCGAGCGATACACGGGCGTGAGCGTGCCGGTGCGTGGGTCGGAGCGAAGGACAGTCCCATCCGGCAGCACCTGAAACCCGTATTCCGGCGGCTTCATGATCGTCTGCAAAGATTGAGCAGCAAGCGCCCTCACCTGCGGCGATGCATTTGGATTCGTCATCGCCTGCACCAGCGCTTGAACGCGCGGGTTTGCCATCGGGTTTGCGGCCGGCGCAGGAGATGCATTGTCCAATGCGTTGGCGAGACGCGCCGGACCCGATTGAGCCTGGGCGGTCTGCTGAGGAGATGCGGGTTGACCGCCGCCGGTCGGCGCTGGCGGGAAGGCTCCAGCCCCCGGAACATCGCCGCCCATGCCGACGCCAGATCGGTCCACAGGACCCATGCTGGCGACGTTCGGCGTCGGGCCAACGTTGGTGACCGGCAAAGGCGGCAACGCAGCCTGTGGGCCTGCCTGTGGTGGCATGACCTGTGCGGGATCGGACGCGCGCATCTGTCCCGCTGCGCCTGGCATTGGAATGCCGATGGACGGGTCGAGGCTTGCTACTTCGCTCGGCGCGGATGCCGGCGGCATGGGAGGTGCTGCGGGGCGATCGGCCGCTACCACGCGAGGATCGACATAACCAGGCGTCGGAGATGGCGCGGGAGGATTGACCGGCGGAGGCTGGAGCGGCGCGGTCGGCGGCATGGCAGCAGCTTGCGCTGCCTGTTGGGGCGGCAAGTCGCCAATGCCCATCTTGCCGGTGATGCCTTCGGCCTTCGCACCCATCCACGGGCCCCAGCCGTGCTTTCGCGCCCAATCGAGAGCAAAGTCAACCTGCTGCTTCCATGTCGACGGATCGCGCGCATGGAGGCCCGTGGCGTTCGTGAACTCGTTTCCAAGGCCCGAGTTCGGCATGGATTTCGACATGCCTGCATAGTGAAGCTGGAAAGGACCGAACGAAGAGCCCTCGTCTCCCCCATTATCTGGCTTCGAGGGATCGAAGACATTCAGCCCCTCATGACCGGCAACGCGAAGCGCGATATTCGGATCAACCCCGCGGGAAATCGCCGCCTGCCGGATATAGTCCGAGACTTCGGGTAGGCCGCCAGGCGTCACGGTGCTCGTAAGCGCCACATTGCCCGACGTATCCGTCTTCGGCATTGAGGAGCCAGTTGCCCCGGGCGTCGCTTCCTTCGGGCCGAACAAACCGCCAAAGAACCCCTTGGGCTGCTCAGGAGGCGTGTAAGGCTGCCCGGTGATGGCGGCGATCACCTGCGCATCGGCGGCCTTCTGCTGGTTCGCCTGGTTGCGCATGGCAAGACCGCCCATGAGCGCCTGCGCCATGCGAGCGGCACCTTCCCACCCAGATTGCACCGGGCTTGTGTCGGCGCCCTGCTGAAGCATGGCAGCAGCAAGCCGCTTGCGGGCATCTGTGACATCGGCTTGGGACTGGCCCGTAGCGCCGCCGAACAAATATCCCATCACAGACCTCCCATCGCCCAGCCGCCGAGCAGCGATCCGCCAAGGCCGAAGAGCCCGCCCATGGCTGAATTTCTTGCCGCTACCTGCTGATTGTAGATGCCCATTTTTTGATTGAAGTTCTCATTGATCAGCCCGGCTTGATCGACCGTCGGAAGCTGCGTCGTCGGCGTGTTGACATAATTCGGCTGGTTGACCTGAGACCCCGACATCAGCGCCGAAATCTCGTTCAGGGGCTGGTTGCGCTCGGTCAGGATCGAATTCTGGGCGTTCGAATACATGTCGCCGAGATATTGATCCGCCGCCGCCTGCTTACGCGTCGTGAAGTCGCGCATGGCGTTGTCATAGGCCGCCGAGCCCATGGCGATGCCTTTGTCGGCAAGGCTCTGGTCAAGGCTCGCCTGCTCACGATCCCACTGATTGTCGAAGCCGGCCCGCCAATGGTCGTTCACATATTTGTCGACGTTGCCCGAACTGAGATCGACATTCGTGCCGAGGATGCCGGACACTTTCTGGGTCTGGTCGTTGGCGAGCTTGGCAAGCCCGAGCTGGGTCTGCTGCGACTGGTCATAGATCGCCTGGTTTTGCGGCGAGAGGGTCTGATAGGCCGAATAGACCGGCAGATTATAGGTCTTGCCGTTCTGGTCAGTCATCGTGCTCTTGCCGGTGACCTTGTACTCGAGCGAACCATCCGGCGTGTACTGGTTGGTGTGGCTGAGACCAGCGTTCGCAATCGCGGTGTCGACATTCGTCGCTGTCTGCGCCGCCGCGGTCTGCGTCGGGTCCGGTGCCTTAGGCGCCTTCGGTGTTGAGACCATAGGGGAAGTCCTCTTTCAAAATTCCGTAGAGCAGCGCATCACAGTCACCGAAATAAGCCCGCTGGCGGCCCTCGAGACGCGCACCGAGCCTTTCCAGCGCCCGTTGGGCCCGAGTATTGTCGGCACGCGTCCTGAATGTTGCACGGCGGCAGCCGAGCTGGTCGACGACATACTGGAACGCCGCCCGAATCAGCGTCTTCGAAAGCCGATCGGCGGCAAGCGAGACCTCGACGTCATGTTCGGTCCAGACGTTGAAGACATATCCGGCGATGATCCGGCCGCCCTGAACCTGGGCGATGGCCGTAAAGGGCGGATGGAAGGCCACCCCGATCCTCCCGCCGACCCAGACCGCGATATCCTCGCGGGGCTCGGAGACGATCAAATCGGCGCGCCCTTCTCGTAGAGGACCGAGCCCCCGACGACCGCCGCTTCCGACACAGAACCTGTTGCCCCGGAGATCAGCGCCCGGATGGTCGGCGCCAAGGCAGAGCCGACACCTCCTGCCGCGGCAAACTTCCGGACCAGCGACGTTCCCGGGAATATCGACACGCCCCAGATTGCGGTTCCCCACTTGGCCGCCGCATTGCTGTCCACCGATGACAGAAGCGCGGTCGGGATCTTCACCTGATAATCGAAGGACATGCCGGCATACATCAGGGTCGAGACGCCGATCTGGCCCGTCACGCCGATAAGCTTCGAAAATTTCGTCGCCAGGTCTTCGCCATACCGGTTCCATGCCCCGACCATGAGAGCGTCGATCGCCGCGCCGTTGTCATTGGCGCCGACTTCCGCCTCATAGACCGTGCCGTCACTGGACCCGAAGAATAGCCGGTCCTGCCAGTTGGCCCAGCAGGATGCCGCAAGCCCGACAAAGCGGCACCAGGCGCCCGTTTCCGTGTTCATCACGTACTGATACGGCCCGAGAGACGACGGCAGGTTGACTATCGCCATCTGCCGCGCTGGGAAGCTTGCCAGTTGCCATTCCTGAGATGTGGTGCCGCCTGTCATTACCGTTTCGCGCCATGTCGGGCCGATTTTGGCGGTGATCGCTCCAAGGCTGGTCGCGCCTCGGTCGAGCTGCACCGCCTTGGTGATCGGCACGATGCCGTCGGTCGTCATGATCGCCAGATCGGCGCCGACCGAGAGGAAGCACCGTTCGGTACCGAGCGGCCGGCCGAGCTTGAACGTGCCGAGCAGGCTCCAGTTCGAAGCACTCGATGGATCGGAGCCCTGATAGACGATCACCTCGCCCTCGGTCGACATGAGGACGAGGCACTGCTGGAGACCGGTGGAAACTGGAATGGTCCAAACGCCGATCGCCACCAGCGTGCCGCCATACTTCATGTTGCCGCCGACCGGCAGCACCGTCGCCGCGCCGCTGACGGCATCCGTGGCGAGATACCAGATGTTCGTCGAGTTCTTCTCGATGAACCACAGGCGCGAGCGATAAGCCGTCACCGCGATCAGCAGCGACGAATCCGAAATTCCGGTGACCATCGTCGACGAGACATAAGGCGTGGCTGTCGCGCCGGTCTCCAATTGGGCATTCGTCACCGATCCGGCCACGTTCAATGTCAGCGTGCCGGCCGTCGGCGTGAATGTCAGCGTGACGCGGTTCCCCACGCCCGTTCCGTTCAGGACGCCGGCATAGGCACCGGAAAGCGTGACGGACCCAGTACCGAAGAAGCTCAGAGTATACTGGACCGCCTTCACCGCAACGTTCTGCGTTGACAGGGTCGCGGTGCCCACCAGTATGTTGTTGGTCCACGACGTGCCATTGTAGAGCAGCGGCAGATCGAGACCGTTGACGAGGCGCAAATACTCCTGGCCTGCGGGGTTCGTATATTGCTGGACCGACCAGCGCGCGCTGCTTTGTCCGCTCACGGCGGCAGCCCCGACCGCGCCGCCGGCGGTGATGTCGAATATCTTGTCGCCGGCGGCTGCGAAGAGACGATTGCTCACGCCGACATAGGGGATGACGGTCAGCACCGACGCACCAAGCCCGGTTGCAAAGGCATTATGCCCGTATCGGGCTCGGACCCGGTTCGCCTCCGGGAAGAAGTTATCGAGCTGGAACGCCGCGTCCTTCGGCATGTCCGCCATCTCGACATCGGTTCGCCAGCCGCCAATGGGCGCGATCCAGTCTTTGCTTGGCGAGACGCGGCCGGTGCGCCCGTTCGATTGAACTGGTTTTCTCGTCATACCGTGATCGTGCCAGGCCAGTAGTTTTCAGGGACTTCGCCGCGGTACGGCATCGACATGCTCATCGGCTGCGCAGCGCGATCGGCGCCAACGGCTGCCTCCTTGGCCCGCTCGTAGTTTTCGAGTTCTTCGCCGTAATCGAGGCCCTTGGCACGCTTCCATCTCCAGATGAGGGAGAGCTCGAGGAGGTCTTCAGGAAAGCGCGCGGTGTCGGTGTCGTTCGCCCAGTTATCGGCATAGGTCGTGCCGCCGCCGACCGCGATCCAATTGCTCGAGACGTATTCGTAGCGTAGCGTTTCCCCAATATCGTTCGGGAAGAAGGCCAGCTTGCCTCCCAGCATGCGCCAGACCTGCGGCACCGGGTTGGAATTCAGGATTGTAAGCCGGTCCCATGCCGCAGGCTCGAGCGGGCCGTTGAGCGACCAGAGACGCGAGACGTTCCAGATCATCGAATTGGCGACGAAGCGCTTGAAGTCGCCTGGCGGTTCGGCCGGCTCCGGAATAACCCCGGTTGCCGTGAAATCGCGGATCGTCGTCAGCGCCGACCAATCATGATCCTTCAGCAGATCGCGGGCGGCGCGGGTGGACAGGATCAGCAACTGCCTTATCTGCGGATCGGCCGACGACATGACAGCCGCCGGCTGATCGAGGTCGATCTCCGCGCATACGTTCTGAATGATGGAGAGCAAAGACATGCGCGGATCTCCGGGTTAGGCAGCGCTGCGACGGCCGGAGCCGCCCTGTTCTTTCGCAAGGGCTTCGAAACGCTTGCCCATTTCATCGATTTGCTGCTGCAAGCGCGTGACGTCATCCTTGAGACGTTCGTTCTCAGCAGCGAAAGCCGAGGCCGCGCTGGCGTCCTTGGCGGTCGTCAGGAACGCCTGGGCAGCAGCGACGAGCTCGTGCGCGCCCATACCGATCTTCTGCTTGGCAGTATCGGAAAGAGCGGCCAGCTGTTCGACGCTGTAGACATTGATCGCCTCCAGCTCCTTGATCTGGCTCGGCTTCAGATACGCCCACTGCGAAAGCGGCGTGCCGATCAGCTGCTCACGCGCCGCGGCGCCGTCCTTGAAGCGCTTGTAGGCGTCCGAAAACCGCTCCTTGTCGTGCTCAGTCGCAACACGATGAACTTCCGTGTGCTTGTCGCCGGCGATGAAGATGGTGACGAATTCTGTGTCTTTGAAAATCGGCCGTCCTTCCTGTTCGGTAAGGAACGGCTGTTCAACGGGCTCGATGCTGAAGGAGGCGTAGACGCCCTTGCTGTCGGTCATGGTGATTGTCTCGCTGTTGATGGCGGGGAAAAGAAACGGGGGCCGAAGCCCCCGCCATGAATTGCAGGTTAGTTCACCTTCGAGATGTACGGACGCATCAGCGTTGCCTCGAGCACGCCCGTTGCCGTGACCGTAATGGCGGAGCCATTGGCCGTGGCGTTGGCGGACATGGTGATGCTCTGCACCACGCCCGAGGGGCTGTAGGTGATGCTGCTGATCGTCGTGGAGCCGGGGATACCGGTGCCAGAGATGGCGGCACCGATATACGGACCGCCTTCAGGGGTGACGCTTCCCAGAGACGAGAGCACGGCAGAACCGTTGACGGTCGTTGCCGTGAAGGTCTGGTTGGCAGCCTGGAAGTTCACACCCTGGATCGCCTTGGTGGTCGCCGTGGCGGATGCCGGAGCATTGGCAAGGCCGGCGGTCGCGGTGGTTTCTGCAACGACAAGAGCCGCCGTTGCCGTGGTCACGAGAGCCGGAGCCTGCCCGTTGCGCTGCAGCCAGATGTAATAGGTTCCGGCTGCAAGGCTGATGGACTGGGCAGGACCGCCGGATTGCGTCGGCGCCTGGCTCGCCCCGGCGAAGACGCCACAGCGGTAACCGACAACAGCGGCCGACGTGGTCAGCAGCGTTGCGGTATAATCGCGGTCCCACTGGAACCACTGACCAGGCTGGAGCGTGGTGGTCGATGCAAGAACGAGCTTGCAATAGACCCATTCGGATTCCTTCGAGCCCCAAGCGGTCGAGCCGAGGGAGAACAGCGGACCCGGAATACCGGAGCCGGCAACAATCGGGCCTTCGACGACGAACGGGTTCGCGCCAAGACGATCGGTCTGAGAGGTTGCGATGGTCATTGGAGTTGATCCTTTCTCGACTTAGGCGAACAGCACGCCCTGCAGGAAGGCGTTGTTCATGGTGAGGTTGCCGGCAAAGCCCATCAGCTGCACGAAGGCATCCTGGTTGGTGTTCATGCGTTCGTCGCCGATCGGGGCCATGTCACGGTCGCGGTGCGGGCGGTAGAACAGGTATTTGGTGTTGAGGAAGAACATCTGGTTCGTCGGTGCGCCACCACCGAAGCCACCGTCGAATACCACATCGGCGCCCATGTATTGCAGGGTCTGGAAGCCAGCCATGCCCTTGTCGGCCGAGGTGATGCGCTGGATCGCCTGCAGCGATTCCCAGTAGAGGCGGAAGAAGTTGTTGTCGCCGATGATCAGATCCGGAGCATCTGGCCCGCGAACGCAGCTCATGTAGAGCCGGTTCATATAGGACTGGATGTTGGCGGTCGACGCCGCGGCGCCGCCGTCCGCCAACGCGGAAAACTTCTGGTTACGCCAAAATCCCCAGGTCGCACGGCTGATTCCGCCGACGGTGCCCGAGGTCGGCGAGGTCGAGATCAGCAGCTGCAGGCCGCCGATCTGTTTGCCACCGTCCGCCGTGCCATCCGAATAGCAATCGAGCGCGATGTTGTTCTTCAGGGTGATCTCCGCGTTCTCGATGCGCTGCTCGAGCAGATCAAGGACCGCATCTTCGCCCGAGTTCTGCAACTGCTCGAGGCCGGACATCGAAACCGCAACCGCGGCCTGCTTGTAGTCGAATTCTGCAGCGGTGATGACGTCGGAGGGCTGGACGTTCAGGATTTCGTAGCCGGAGTAGCGCTTGAAGGTGCTGTTTTCCTGGTACTGGAGTTCCTGAACGATGGTGCGGCCGCCTGAGACGGGCTTCTTGCGGCCGCGGCTGTTGAGACGGGTGAGAAGGCCGTTGTTCTTCGTCACGTCGTCGGCAACGACGCCGCTGCGGTTCCGCAGGGTGGTCGTCACGATTTCAGAGAGGTTTGGAGAAACCATTGATCATTTTCCTTTGATCAAACCTGACCGCGCGCAGCGTGCAATGCAGTGCGAAGCGAGTCCCGGATGGATGTGGGTTGACCGGAGCCCGCGCCCTGTGTTGGACCGGGGGCGGAAGAGCCGGAGATGGATCGCGAGGCGCGGCGGGCCTGATCTGCCGCTGCAGCCCTCTGAGAAGTCTGGTCCTGGACTGTGTTCGCTGGTGCAGCCTGGCTGATCAGCTGCTGACGAATATCAGGACGCATCCAGCACGCCGCGTCGTAGGCATCCTTGAGCGATGATGCGCGGCCCGCGCTGATAAGGGCGACCATGTCGTCAAGAACTGCTTCGGCATGCACATTTGCTGGATCGGAAATGAAGGCATTGACCTGAGTTTCAGTGTCTCGTTTCCGAAGTACCTGTTCAACCGTGGCCTCGACATTGACGGGCAGAGGCGAAGGCTGTTGCTGGGCCTGCTGTGGCCGGCGCTGAAGGACTTGATCCTGCTGACCGGCAACAAGGGCGCGAAGATTGACGCCGGCCATATTGGCGACGTGAAGGACGGTGTTGACGGGGTCCTGCTGTAGGGACCGTTCCCATTCGATCGCGCGGCGCATGACATCCGCGTGAGTAGTGCCGGCCTGCCGGACGATCGGCGTGAATTCCTCGAGGCCCTTATAGTCCTGGAGAACCCGGAAGCCGTTGTCGACTTCCTGCTCGCGCTTCGCGACGGCGGCCTGCACTTCTGGCGGCAGAGTAGTGAACTGGGCCTTTGCCTCTGCGGACCATCCCGGCGGGACGCGATGGGCATTCGCGGCTGACTGCTGCTCTGATGCCTGGGGCTGAGCCTGCGGCGTCTGCTGGGCGGCTGGAGCAGCGTTTGCCGCGGCTGGCGTCTGCGTAGCCTTTGGCGCAGCGGCCTGTTGCGCAGGAGCGGCTTTGTCCGTCTCCTTCGGCGCGAAGCGCCCATGCTCGTCACGCTGGCGATCGGCAGCGCCGCTTGGCGTCGGACTGGACTCCGCGCTGTCCATGGCCGCCATTAGGCTGTCGCGGATGCTTACAGGCTTGTCGCTAGACGCGCCGAGGTCTTCGCTGCCGTTCCCGGCCTCGTTAATCAGGTCTTCCATGTCGGATTGTTCCTATCTCGGGGATTGATGCCCGTTCAGGCGTTGTATTCGGCGTGTACCCGCCGCAGTTCGTTGCGGATCGCCATTCGATCCGCTTTGGGTTTTTCGATTGGCTGCGGCTTCTCATTGCCGATCTCGACCACCCCGGCCGCCCGATAGGCGGAACGCAGCTTGGCCTTCGAGGTGTAATGCCGGCCGTCATGCATCGACTGGATCTCGATGCTGTCGCTGACGAAATGCGGCGCCGGCAGATCCGACCGGGCCAGGGTCTGCGCCGGCAGGCAGTTGTGCGGCCACCTGTCGAGTTCGTGCCAGCCGCCGCAGACGCGGCAATAGCGTTCTCTCATTGTGAATACCCCTAGAAATTTACTGGTAGATCGGCGACTGCGCTTGGAACTGCTGCAGCGCCTGTTGCGCCATGTCGCCCCGCGCCTGCTCTACCGTCGTGCGATGCTCGATTTCCGCCTGGGCGACGCCAAGCTGGGCTTTTCGCTCTTCGGCGCCCGCCTTTACCTGCGCAGTTTTCAAGTCGATCATCTGCTCTGGCGTGGGCTCCGGCGGTGACTTTGGCGCAGTCGCTGCCTGCGATAGCTGAGCACCCACCTGTTCCAGCGTGTTTTCCAACTGGCGGCCGGCACGGAAACCGCGGGCGGCGAACAGCAGCGTCTCGACCATCACAGGGACGAGCATCGGTGTCTGCTGCGCAATAGCGCCGGCCTGCTGCATGAAGCCGCCCACCATTTCGACGAATTCCATGCGGCGCTGCTTTTCAGCGTCCTCATCGGGCTCGATCGTCGAATCCGTTTCGATGTCGATGCGGAAGCCGCGCACGCTGTCATTGCGAAGCAACTGCACCACTTCGTCAATCGTCGGCTGCTGCATCATCTGCGGGATCTCAGGCGGCAACTGAGGCGGTTGCGGCGGCGGTGCGGGCTGGCCCATCTGCTGCGCGCGGGCCGCTGCTTGTTGCGCCATCATCTGCTGTTGCTGCATCTGCATTTCGACTTGCTGCTTTTGGGCGGCAGTCGGAAGCTGAATGCCACTGACCAGCATCAGGGTTTCCGGCTGGAACTGATCGCAGATGATCTCGCCGGCGATGTTGACGATATCGCGGGCAAAACGTGCCAGTTCAGCCTGGCGGTCACGGATTCGGATCGAACCCCATTGGCTTTTGATCCGCTGGGCGGTGGCTGTCTCCGATGCCTGAGTATCGCCGCGGACGATGTCACTGATGCCGGTGATCTGATAGACGTCCTCGACGAGCTGCTTGCGGACCTCGATGCAGGCCACAATCACCTTCTGCACCTGATCGATCGGAAGCGTTACGATGGCGTTGGAGCCGCCCTTATCCGTGAAAGCGGCCCATTCGGGAATCGGCACCATGACAGTGTCGTTCTCGGGGCGCATGGCCTTCTCGATCGCCGGTGATACAGAACCGTCCCCCGACGGATAGAACACCTTCAGTCTTAGTTGGTCCGTGAGCTTGTTGATGCGCTTGGTGAGCGTGTCGATCTCGTCGCACTGCTGCTGATAGTACACATAATCCGGAACTGGGATCAGCGATCCCGTCGACAGCGTTCCGAAGGCCGGCCGCGGGCACGGAAAGAAGCGCGTCAGCTTCAGCGGCGGTTCCGACACCTCAAGAGCGACGGGCGCGCCTTCCGCGATCCACACGGTGTAGTCTTCGGTCTTGCACCAGATTTCCCAGACGTAGGTCTTCCCCTCGTTCTGGGCGCGCTCGGTCGAATTGGTGCCGTGGTTGGAGCCGCCGTTGGCAGCCAGGCTTGCACGCCCCTGAGGGAACCGCTTGTCGAATTCCTCATCGGTCATCGGAACGCGGCGGGCGACCCACGTGACGTCCTTCCAACGTCGGGCTGGCGAATGCAGAAAGTCCGACCAGTGGACATAATCAATGCAGACGCGCTCGTCGGTAATCTGCTCGAGGGGAGACAGCCCCTCCTCGCCCATCAGCCCATCGTCAGCGTCCGATGGTTCAACGCCCATGTCGATCGGCTCGAAATCCGCTTCGTACCTGAGCCAGACTGTGCCGCGGGCGCAGAGCAGGAAGTCATCCCGAACCGCCCGCATGACCGAATCCAGATCCGCGTCATCGGCTGTGAAGGCTAGATTGCGCTCGACCAGTTCGGACGCCATTCGCGCGACCGGCTGCGAGTCCTTGAAACGACGCTCGACGACGGGCTGCGGAACACGCGCGTAAACCGCCGGCTGAAGAACCGAGGTGTTCGCCCAAAGCATCGGGAAACGGCGCTTGGCTGCGCTCGTCTGATCCGCCTGCTGCTGCAGGTAAATCTTCTCGATCTTCGTGCAGCGATCGACCCATGACTTGAAATATCGTTGCGCGCGCTCAAGCTCCTGCTGCCAGTGCGCGCCGACCTTAGCCAGGTCGTACTGGTCGCCGGCCGGCAATGTCGCTGCTTCGTCTTCCATCAAACGTGCTCGCTATAGGTCGGTGTGGAGTTGACGAAGTCGTTGAACGTCATTGTCTGGAACGTCGGCAGCGGCTTAGGTTCGGGTTTCAGCGGTTCGGCCGCCAATCCGGTGAAGATGATAGCCAGCCCACCAAAGGCATCGGCGCCGTGCGAGGCCCAGTTGTGCAGCGGCTCGTCGCGGAACACGCCTAGATCCTCGTCCCATTCTTTCCGATAGTTTCTCAGGCACTTGATGCCGTCAGCGCATCCGGCCTGGTCGAACTCGACCTTCGCAAGAATGCGCCGCGTGCCACTGATGCGGTCATGCACATAGGCTCGCTCGACCTTCCTGACGGTACCGAGGTTTCGAGCCTTGACCTCCTGCAGCATGATTTCGATCCGGGTCATGCCGCCGCGCGTCCACTCCCTGACACGGATATCGTGCGGCATATTGTGGACGCCGTAGACATAGCCATTGTCGGCAGCGCGCCGCTCGAGTTCGTCGAGCATGCCGTCCATGCCCGTGCCGGTGTGCTCGAAGTAGCCGATCATCCGCACTCTGCTTGGCAGCACCTGGAACAGCCAGACGCTGTTCGTGTCATCCATGCCGATGTCAGAGATGGTGTGAACCGGATAACCGTCCACATGCGGGAAGGTACCTATACGCTCCTCAGAGTCGGCAACCGCCATCTGGTCGGCATAGTATGCACCCTCGACGCTGGCTTCGAACGCCTCCGCCGGCGACGACGGATATTCGCGCTTCATGTCGCCGAGCTGCGTTTCAGCCTTCTTCACGTACCAGGCTTTCTGCCCATCCGTGAGATCGATCCCCTGATCTGCGAGACCTCGAAAATACTTGGCGAAGGCGTCGGTGATGACGACGCCGGCGGGGTCGATCGAATATTGGATCTCCTTCCACCATGGAAAGAAATGGAACTTGAAATCCAACGGTGTCAGCGCTGACGCCTGGCGCTGCTTGATCTGAGCATCTTCGCAAAGCGAGTAGAAGTGGCCCTCCTGACCCTCTGCAGTGCTTTCGATGAACACCAGTTGTCCGGCCTGCACGGTGTTGAGCGCGCCGGTTCGAACCTCCCTCGCCTTCTCCGGATATTTCGCGCACAGCTTCCCATATTCGGAGATATGCAGGTACTGCAGCGTGCCTGAACGGAGCGAGGTGCCGACGCGGATGCTCGAATTGTTGGCGAGCAGCAATTCGGTCTGGTTATCCCGCTGGATCGGCACCGCATCCCGGATTCCCTCCGGAAGATTGTCGTAAGGGTATTTCACCTTGTCGCGAAAGATGGTCTGCGCATCCCCAAGCGTGTGGGCGATTGTACCGGCGCGGATGTCCTTGTTGAACACACAGGCGTCCAGCATGAAGATCTGGATGAATGTGGTCAGCCCGAGCTGCCGCGCCTTGAGCAGAACGTTCAGATAGTGCATCTGCTCGAAGAAGGTCATCTGCGCCCAGTTCATTTCGAACTTGACGCGGCGGCCGCCCTTATCCGTGATCCAATACAGGTTGTTCAGACGCCAGCGCCAGTCCGAGAACTGATCAACTGCCGCTTGGAAGTCCGCGGGTCTTGCCATTGATCGCTTCCAGCAACTCGGCCACGCCACTCGTCACGCCGTGCTCGAGTTCCACCTTGGCGCCGTACTTTTTCGGCTTCAGCTTCTCGGCGATCCACTGCCGCGTTGAGATCCGGAGCTGCGAGCGTCGAAGCGCCTCGCCATTCTCAACCCAGCGAGTTTCTTCCCCGAACTGCTTTTCCATCCAGTCGTTCGAGCCGTCGTCGGCAATCTCGACCATCTCGTCGACGAAGCCGTCGGCCTGGATTTCCCGCGCCTGCGCGTACTTGGTCCGAAATGCGGACTTCTCGTCATCAGCCAGCCATGCAAGCACGGTCGACTTCGCCGGCATTGCCTGATCCCTGCAGATCGATCGGAGGCTTTCGCCATCAGCTATGCGCTCACATATGACGTCAGCGAGGGAATGCGTGAACTTCGTCGGTCTGCCTGTCATTGTCTCCTGCCTTCTGATCGGCCGGTATTCACTCTGCGCTTAGAACAGCGCGACAATGTTGGATGCTGTGGTCCCGGTCAGCGCCACGATGGCGGCATGCACCGGAAGGATCGTCCCCGCCGGCACATTCTTGAAGACAACAGGGTCCATGTCACGACGCGGCGAAATGGCCACGTCGCCAGCAGTGCCGATATACAGAGCGCGAGCGCCGACGATGGCGGTGTCATTCGGTGTCACAGTTGCAGCTCGTGAGGCCGGAGCAATCGAAGGGTCCATTGAAGTTTTCCTTGTGAGAGGCGGACGCGCAGTTAGCTCCAGGTATCTTGCAACCGACGGTGACTTTTCTAGTTCAGGGCGGGGACAACTAACCTTGGAGGATGAGATGAGGCTGGTGCCATTCCACTACGCGGGGACTAACAACCCGACAGTCTACATCAACCCTGAGCATGTGGTCGCCGTCAGGGCGTTCACCAGCAGCACACACATCTATGTCAGCGTTTTGGGTAAAGATGCCGGACCGAGTTATTATCCCGTCAGAGAGTCGATTGAAGAAGTCGTTAAGCTGCTGACGGCTTAGCATTCTGAGCTGCCGGAACTTCTATACTTCATCGATGTTGTATCCGCATGAGCAACATAGATCACAACGCCGCGAAAGGTATGACCAAACTTGTGCTGACCGCCCTCGTCATCGCGGTAATCATGGCGGTGGCGTATCTGGCTATGTTTACGCCTGGGGGCTGAACTGCCCGAAGTGCGCCGATCGCACACGAGAGCGGCCAGCAACCGGAGCAGATCACCTGGACCGCAGCCGAATTGAGGTTCCCTCCAATGGAGGTAGGTGAGATGAGCGAGAATTTCAGCGCGAAAGAGACCTTCGCCATATACGGCGAGAGCGCGACCACGATCACGTACGTTCGGAACGAGTTCTTCACCGAGGAAAAGACGTTCCCGACCATGCGCGATGCAATCGATTACCTCAAGGCATTGGACCCTACCCCAGGTGGGATAGTTCTCCACATCCGCGCTCACGGTCGCGACATACCATTCGACCGAGATAATATAACGAAACTGATGCGGGAACTCTGAATGATGCCGGGCTAATGCCCGTAGTTAAATCACTCAACCAGAAACAGTTAACCAGCGAAGTGGATATCATTGCCAGAGGTTGAAATCGGCTCGACTTCTGATCGCACACTGTGGTTTACTAGAAGCTGTAAATACAGTTGAGGGGATCAACCAATGAACGTCTTCAGGATCGCTCTCGCAGCGACCGTACTCGCTTTGTCTTCAGCTAGCGCTTTCTCTCATGGCGGGGGCCTGGATCGAAATGGATGCCATACAAACCACAAGACCGGTGACTACCACTGCCACTAGGGAACAGTTTCGAATGAGCAGCAGTTTTGACCCAAAAGAAGCTTTGAGCCGCTTCGGCGAAAGCGCATCACGTGTTGTTCTACATCGCCTTGGATCGGAAGCCGAAACCTACAAGTTCCAGTCCATGCACGACGCGCTATTGTTCGCGAAGTCCGACGCCTCCAATCCGGTGAAGATCGAGTTGCACGTTCGCGCTCACGGACACAACGTCGTGTTCGATGGTGACAACTTGAACGCCCTTCTGGCAAGAGGAGGAGATAAGAACGACCCAGGCGGTTATGGTGGCGGCGGAACTGGAGATGGAGGCGGGTAGTCTCATTCAGATGTTTTCCGTCCCAATATATAGCCAACAGTCGTCGTGATGACTGTGAAAAAGCCGGTAATCGGCTCGGATAGTTTTGCTTCGGGATGCACAGCAGAAAGGTAGAGCAGGAAAAGTACCGCGAGCAAGGAAGCGACCAGAATAAAAGCGGCTATATTTCCGGCCTTCTCGTCCCCGCTACCGAAGATACGACCGATCCATCCCATCTTCATCCCAAGCTGTTCTTTCACCTGCGCGCCATTGATAACATGGACGGCGAGATCCTTATCTTTAGGTAGGTTCAAATTACCGTTCATCGCGGTGCTCCAACATATATGTCAGAGTCACCAGCCTTGGAGCCTCGTCGAGCGAGCCGGAAATACTGTTGATGGTTTGCACGAACCCGGATAGGCGCAAATTGCTTCCGCCCACATCTCCAACCTCAGTGTCAAACGACGTCCCAAATGGATTGTTAAAATTAGATAGCACCCAGGAAATACTATTTGCGGTGCGGTCTACATGACGATCGACACGAATTTCGCCCGATTCATCAGATTTAAAAGTAAAATTTAGCCAGGTCCCGCCATAATTGCTTATGAGTTCAGTCGCCCCTTGCGGGACAGCGTAGACTTCAGATTGTTGGACCGAGTACTTCGATCCGTTGTAGATTATGAACGCCATATCTCACTCCTGCATGAGCAAGACGTATCAAATAATCTTCAACTTCTGGTAAATCACATCGAAGCAATCCGTCGATCCGCAGACGCATTTCTTCCATCGTGCGGATTGCTGCTTATCCGCGTGGACCGGCGCTCTGCGCACTGCACATCCACAAATCAGTGCGCAGAAGATAACCTATGGGTTATGTTTATTCAATCCCGCCGGCGAGATTTCCCAACGTTTTCATCGTTTCTGTTATGAATACTCGGGAGGAAGGCGTCTGCAAGCTTGACGATAGGCCTCCCCCTAGCTCCGTGAACTGAGCTCTTCGGATTCGACGAGTAGAGGACTTCCCGCGGCGTCCGGGCTGCTCCCGAACAATTTCTTCTTCCCGCTGCCGGCGAACGCGAGCCAGAAGGAAGTTCTGCTCCTGCTCCCACTCAATGTAGCGCAGCCGGTCGATCGTCTCCTGGGGAAACGCGAACGGCACGGGCCGTTGCTCGAACGCCTTGGTGAAGCGCAGGATCTTGCTCACGCCGTTCACCTCTTCCACCTTCCGAAAATCGTCAGGTCCGATGTTGACGAAAACGTACCCGACAAAGGTTGGGAAGCGCCGCTCGATCCAATGCCCCTGCCGATGATGCCGCACCTCGATCCGATAGCTTGGCATGAACGCTTCGAAACCCTCGTTCCGAAGGTTCCGCTCGATGATGCTCTCGCCCTTCCGGTTCTGACCTTCCCGCATCGACGGGCAACGTTGCGCGCCGGGCGCAGCCTTCACGGCAAACCACGTCTCAACCGGTGCGTATCGCCTCGCCTCGCCTTTCCTCGCTTTAAGGAATTCCATCTCGGAAACCGGTTCAGCATTCGGGCGTCCTGAAACTCTCACGTTCATGCCAGCCTCTTTTTGATCAGGTTGCGGCGCTCGGGCGTCATCCGCACATAAGACGGGCGCCAGTTGATTGGGTTTGGGGAGTAGACACGTTTGGGAGGGTCGATCTGATACCAGTCCCCATCAGCGTCGAGGAAGAACTGCATTCCCTCAGCCGCGAAATGACCGACCATATCGTCGAAGAGCAGGTCGCAGATCAGTCCAGTACCCCGCGGCGCCGAGCTCATCGGACGCCACGGGTTCTCTCTGTCGTGCGCTTCACGCTCCTGTCGTTCCCTGATGGTCATCCTTGCTCCTTTCCCGCGCCGGCCGCCTTCTCTGCCAAATACGTTGCTGGGTCGATGCGCCTCACCTCCGAGGCGGCGCCGAACGTGCCGAGACGGTGATCTCGATAACTGCGCTCGCCGGCAGGATCGAACTTGGCCGCAGCGACCGATCGCACCCAGCCAGGCGCCTTTGCGGCATTGACCTTCATCCGGTGCTCTTCCCTGGCAGCCTGTCTCTTGTTCGCCTTTTTGCTTTTGCGATTCGCGGGCTTCTCCGGCTTCCCCCAGAGAACCTTCTTGTTGCTGCGAGCCTTGCCGGGCAACGTTTCGTGGTCGATCCGGTCGAGCGCCGCCCAGGCCGCAGCGTTCGTGTCAAAGGGACCAGCGACGACCTTCCCGCGCTGGTCGGTGACTTCATGCTGGCCGTCATCGTTGCGGGCGACGTTGAGGATCTGGGTCATGGGCGCAAATCTCCAGGGGTGCGGCGCAGGCGCCAGCGGATAATGATGGTTTTGAATAAGCTCATCCTTCACTCCTGAAGTGATGAGGAAGCAGCCGGTGGATCTTGGTCATCGCCTTCGCGCGCTCTTTGGCGGCGAACCTCTCGATGCGCCGATACATCTCCGCTTCGATCCGATCGTCAGCTTCGTCGCCGATCGCAAAAAGGCGGTCGCGAAGGTGGATCATCTCTTCCTTGCTGACGCCGGCCGCGATGACATGGGTCCGAGGCTGCCGCTCTTTCAGGTATGCGCCAGGATGCGTAACGGATTCGCCGATGAAGTACGTTTTCGGCTTCACGTCTTTCACTTTGTAGACGTGGAAAATCTCAGCCGCGTCATGACTGTCCCAGCCACCGCCGCGCTGACGAAACATCTCCAACTGCTCTTCCATCGTGCGCACGTACGGCCCGTATGGCTCGTCGAAAGCTAGGACCCACTGACCTGGTTTGATATCGACAAAGGTGGTCATGCTACCTTCCTTTTGAGTTGGACGACTTCGCCGGCCTTCGGGGTCGGCGGCCATATCTTCTCGGACGCGATTTTGCGGATGACCGCCGGCATCACGTCGATGACGTTTGTTGGGAATTGCGATGGATCTCGGATGAATGGCGGTAGATGGCTCATGCGGCGCTCCTTGCGCCCGACAGAACGCCTTCTAGGTCGTATGGGGTGAAATTACCGCCGAGCAGATTTCGGAGGCAGCCGTCTATCTGTTCAGCAGGGACACCTTTGGTGATCAAAAACGTCTTGCCCTCCGCTGACGAAGATGGGATCGGGAAAGGCCTGAACATCGTGTTTGAGGTCTTTTCGATTTGTTCTCGCCCTCTAAAGCCAGATGGTCCTTCTCCTTCTTCTAGGTCCTTCTCCTTCTCCTTGCTTCGGAGGGCCTTCGAAGGGACTTCCGCATCATCCGGCATCGAGAGCTCAAATTCCTCAAGATTTCGCTCATCGTACAGATGAAACGGAAGGCGGTAGCGTTTGTAAAAACCGAGCGTAATCAGGCACGTAGGTAGCATTGCGAGTTGGTCGGCTATGCCTTTGACGCGCTTGTCTTTTGGGGAAAGTTGAGGTGCAATCTGGTCGGCTGCCATCTCGTGAACCCACACAAGCTCGCGCTCAAAGTCATAGGAGCAGATCTTCGCTTCTATGAGGTCAAGAAGTCCCTTCGAAGCCCCTTCCGGAGAGCACCCGATCTCGTGCGCGATGTAGGTGATCGGCACATAATAGAGCCCGAGCATGTTGGCATGCCCGGACGTAGTAAGGTGGTAGTGCACCGCGAGCGCTTCGAGCTTACCTCGGACCGCCTTCAAGTCAGCCTGCCAGATTCGGGGTGGGATGGATGCGAATTTCCTCATCACGTATCCCCGATCTCGCGCTTGAGCGCGTTTATCAGGGTGCGAACGTCATCAAGGGTTGAGAAGTAAACGTATTGATCTTCGTCATCGAGGCCAGTCATCTCCTGGCGGATCACAACGCCGCCGCGAGTATTGCGATATACCGCTGTTGTAGGCTGTTCATTGATAATGACGTCCGACCCTTTCCAGTCGAACCGCTCTTGCGGTTCTGACCTGGCAAACGTGAGGCCTGGGGGCTCTGATTGAGCGCTCTTCATCGAAAAGCCCTCCCGCAGATCGAGACGCAGCCGGCGACTAGAACTGTGAGCGTCATATGCAGAAGCCTCCTGCCTCATCTTCGGTGAAACTAGTGTCAGCCTCGTCGCCGTTTGGTTCGGTGTCGCCGCCGTCCTCATCGTTTTCGTCTTCCACTTCGAGATCTGCTTGGTCATGAGAGACGGGGGAGAACCAGTTTGCTTGCGAAACGTGTTGTTCCGGAGCGCCGAGGGACGGCTCATTGTCGTTGTCGGGCTCCAGGTTCTCATCGCCATCCATAAAATCCAGGATAGCGATCAAGTCCTCGATGCAGCCTTCAATATTTGCGCGATGGTTGACTTTGGCGATGATGCCGAATTTTTCGGCTTCGCTCATCGAGTCCAGGATATGTACCAGCCGAGACAACCGCATAGTCATGCCTCCTGCTTGGCGAGAGGTGCCGGCCGTTCGTCGCCCACGACGAGGACGAAGCGAACCTGGTGGTCGATGACATGGCGCCACGACAGCTCCGGGTGCATTTCAGCCATTATCTCGGTAAGGGCACTCGCGTGAAATCGAGCAATTTCGGCGGGGGTTGCGTCTGCGAAGAAGCGATTCCAGTCGAATTCCTCGGCCTTGGCCTCCACAGCAGTTGCAGGAATGGCGGCCATGGTCATGACCCCGAGAAAACCGCGGCGCGAGAGGGCTGGCGTTGGAGCCGAGCCGGTGCTATCGTCATAGCTGTTCATTTTCGTTTCCTTTGTGAGGGATCGAGAACCATGGCTCGGAACCGTTGGCGCGGTTGCCGAGCCTTTCTTTTTGCTGGTCATGCTGCTGGATCCATGAAGAAGGCGATAAGTTTGCTGCGCTCCGCCACCCACCGGCCGCCCACCTTCTTTGCCGGGAGCTCGCCGGTTGTAAGAAGATGGAAAGTTATGCGTGGCGTGCGACCAATGATCTTCGCAATTTCTTCGCCGCCCCAAATGAGTTCCATGGAATTTTCGTTCTCAGACATCTTGGTCGTCTCCGCAAAACCGGTTAATACGCGTGATGGCTAGTAGCCACACGTTAACCATGGCTAATAGCCATCATTGCGTCAAGTCATTTTTTATGGCTGTTAGCCACCATGGCAAAAAAATCTGCAGTCCAACCCGAAGACAAGTATGTGATCCGCTTCCCTGAAGGGATGCGCGATAGGATCAAAAAGGCTGCCGAGCGCAGCGGACGCTCAATGAACGCCGAGATAGTCGCGGCACTTGAAACATTCTATCCACCCGAGCCGTCAATCTATGAAGTTCTGGAACGCGTACACAGCGCTATAGAACTGGCTAAGAATGCTCAGCTGACCCCATACAGGAAGGAACTGATCGAGGCGCTTGATCAATTCTCAGAACAGGTATTGAGCGGAATGGAACTAGATCAGTTCCAGCAACCACCCATCGGCCCTGAATATCAGGCGGGACGTTATCTTGATCGATACCGCAGGTGGGAGCGCGCGAAGAAGTTCGGGGTGGAAAGTGAAGACCTGAAACGCGAATTGGAACGTGGGATGTTTTCACGGCTTCCTGGGGATCGCGTTCTTCTCTTCCTCAAGTGGTTTGATGAAGGTCGAAGCGACCTTGTTCTAAAGAATCTGCGCCTGTCGGAGATTAAATTTGCTGATGAGGGTGATGCCCTAAGGATACTGCGCGAACATTTCGAGCGCTTTTATCGCGAGAACTGGGGCGATCCAAATAATCCGCCGGATTGGGACCGGGAGGAATTTTAACAGTGTCGGTCAGAAAGCGAGAATGGACTACCCCAAAAGGTGTTCAGAAATACGCCTGGGTCGTTGACTACACTGATGCCGCCGGCAAACGCCGGCTGAAGACATTTCAGAAAAAGAAAGCCGCCGACTCGTTTGCAGCGACAGCGTCAGTTGAAATTCGGGAAGGCGTTCATGTCGCCGAAAGCGCCAGCGTCAGCGTCGAGGAGGCTGGGAAACTGTGGATAGCAAGTGCTAAGGCGATCGGTCTCGAGCGCGCCACCATTGAGGATTACGAGCGGCATCTGCGGCTGCATATCAATCCATTCATCGGCGCGGCGAAGTTGCCCACGCTCACGATCGCCAAGGTACGCAAGTTCGAAGATGATCTACGCGACGGCGGCCGATCACCAGCGATGATCAAGAAGGTGCTGGTGAGCCTCGGCACTCTCGTCGCTGATGCCGCGGAACAAGGGCTTGTTGCGCGCAATGTGGTAAGAGAGCGGAAGAAGCGGCGTGGCTCCAGCGATTCGCGCCAAGAGAAGCGCCAGAAGGGAAAGCTTAAGATCGGCGTGGACATTCCCACCCGCGAAGACATCAAGGCGCTTCTGAGCGTCCTCAAAGGCCGCTGGCGCCCCATGATCCTCATGGCAATCTTCTGCGGTCTGCGCGCCTCTGAGCTGCGAGGGCTACGGTGGTCAGACGTCGACCTCGACAAGCGCGAGATCCATGTTCGCCAGCGCGCGGACCGATTCAACGATATCGGCCGGCCAAAGTCGGAGACGAGCGAGCGCACAGTTCCAGCGCCGCCCATGGTCATCAATGCGCTGAAAGAATGGAAGCTTACCTGCCCGAAGCGCAACACCGGCAAGAAAGACGAAACCGGCGAACCGATTATGGTGCTTGATCTGGTATTCCCAAATGGCACCGGCCGGGTAGAGCAGCTCAACAACATCCTGCGGCGCGGGCTGCACCCCTCCTGGGTAACTGCCGGGATCGCCGTTGATAGCGGAGAGATCGACAAGAAGGGCAAGCCGATCCTGGAGCCGAAGTACACCGGCATGCATGCCCTACGGCACTTCTTCGCCTCGTGGTGCATCAATCGAAAGGAAGATGGCGGCCTGGGGCTGACGCCGAAAATGGTTCAGGAGCGCATGGGTCATTCTACCATCGCAATGACCATGGATACTTATGGGCACCTCTTCCCGAAGGACGATGACGCCGACGAACTGGCGGCTGCCGAGAAGGCATTTCTTGCATGA